GCTATGGGCTACTATGCTAGAGAAGGTAGCGCAAGACTTACAAGAAAGAGACATCTTTGACCGTCACTCAGGTTCTGAGTTGAGGGTTATGAACACTACAGGATATCCATAATGGCATTAGATACTGGAAATTACATCAGCGATCTTAGTCGCTTAAATCCCACCTCATCTGATCTGGTTTCGGAAGGCGATGACGTTCTTAGGTTCGTCAAGAAAATTCTTCAGAAGACATTCCCAGCAGGAACGGATTCTACTGCGAATACTGGTGTAGGCCCGGATCAAGCGGTTCAGGTTATTATAGCCAAGGCTACTGACCCAATAGGGGGTGGTAATGCTGCTGAATCTATGGGCCTTGTCTGGCTAGATACGACTGCTAATTTACTGAAGATAAGGAATCAGGCTAATGATGCTTGGATTACCCTAGCTATTGATCCTGAGACAAGCAACTCAGTAGATATTAATGCTGGCACAATAGATGGGGCTGTAATTGGCGGGGCTGTTGCTGCGGCTATTACTGGCACAACGGTATCAGCAAGTACCTCAGTAAATTTACTTGAAGATGCTACTGTCATTTTTGAGGGTGCCACTGATGATACCTATGAAACTACACTGAGTGTCGTAGACCCTACAGCAGATAGAACAGTATCATTACCTGACGCAACGGATACCCTGGTTGGTAAGGCTACTACTGATACGCTAACAAACAAGACATTAACCACCCCAACACTGACAAGCCCAGTCGTTAATACCGGTATTTCTGGGTCAGCTGTTCTTGATAGTGACACTATGTCTGGTGCAAGTGCTACAACTATTTCAACTTCTGAATCAATTAAGGCTTATGTAGACGCTACAGTTACTGGCGAAGACCTTGATATAATCACAGATTCTGGCACTATAGATATTGACCTAGATTCTGAAAGTCTTACCGTTGCAGGGGGATCAGGTCTTGCAAGTTCGGCAACAGGAACGACCGTAACTATAGCTGGTGAGGATGCAACTACTTCAGCTAAAGGTGTGGCTTCCTTCCATTCTGACAACTTCTCTGTTTCTTCTGGCGCAGTAACAATAAAAGACGCTGGTGTTGCTGATGCAGAACTAGCTAATATGGGCGCGAATACTGTTAAGGTAAGGAATGCTAATTCGTCAGGTGTTCCGTCTAATGTTACAGTAGCGGATACGGAACTTCTAATTGGTGATGGTACTGGATTTACAACTGCTACGCTCTCCGGTGATGCTACTATGGCTAATACTGGTGCAGTATCAGTAGTAAAGATACAAGGCCAGTCAGTTAGCGCGACCGCAGCAACTAATGACCAATACTTGAAGTATTCTACCGCTTCCAACGAATGGCAGAAGGTGGATGTTGTAGCCCCTGACAGATTGACAACGAAAGGTGACTTGCTTGTATATAATACAGTAGATTCTGAAACAAGGTTACCAGTAGGAACAAACGATTATGTTTTAACTGCGGATTCTACCGCAACAAATGGCGTGGCATGGAAAGAAGCAGTAGATAATGCAGCGACAATGGCTCTAGCTTTAGGAGGCTAATATGGCTAACACTTTTAAGAATGCGGGAGTCGCAGTTAGTGATTCAAGAACTACTGTATACACTTGCCCCGCAGCAACAGCAGCGGTTGTCAACGCTGTCTACCTAGCAAACATAGATGGAACAAACTCAGTAGACGCATCATTAGAATGCACCACAGACGGTGGTAGTACATATTTCTATATAGCGAAGACTGTACCTGTTCCTGCTGACTCAACCCTTGTGGTAGACAAGGCAGTCAACCTTGAGGCTGGAGACATCTTAGCAGCTACGGCGTCAGCTACTGGCGACCTTCAGTGTGTTATAGGTGTGCTGGAGATAACGTAATGAGTTACATGGGCAAAGTAAGACCTACGGTTGCTCTAACGTCTAGCGACATAGTTGATGGTGCTATCACAACTGATAAGGTAGTAGATGATGCTGTAACTGCTGACAAGGTAGCCAATGCTATTAATACTTCTATTGCTGCCAATACCGCCAAGGTTACAAACGCCACGCATACCGGAGATGTTACTGGTGCTACGGCTCTTACTATCGCTACTGACGCAGTGGATATAGCTATGCTTAGTGCCACAGGGACAGCGGACGCAACTACTTTTTTAAGAGGGGATAATAGTTGGGCGGCGGCATCTTATACAAACCCAAATACTGTAAGTGGTTGTCATGTTACTTTATCTAGTAGCCAAAGTATAGCTGGGAGTTCATACGTTAAAGTTCTTCTTGATACAGAAACTTGGGACTTAGGTGGTGAGTTTGCTTCAAATAAGTTTACAGTAACAACAGCAGGAAGATACTTTGTTATTGTTCAAACTCATTTGGGGGATATGGCGTCAGATAAGAAGCTGCAAAACTTTATATATAAAAATGGCGCTGATGTTTGTAATGCACGAAATAACACATCCAGCGCGGGGCATCTAACCGCAATTACCTCAACTGTTCTTTCTCTTGCCTCTAGTGATTATATCGAGTCGTATGTATTTAACGGCGACCCGTCAGCAAGAAACGCAATAAGTGGTGCGGGGACTTACATGATGATCCAGAGGATAACATAATGATAAATGCTGGAGGATTAGAGCGGTTAGGTTTTGTAAACCATCAAGATTTCATTCTTCAAGATGATGGGGATGGTGTGTATATTCGATGGATATCGAATAAATCTCAACCAACAGAGGGGGAGATTTCAACTTCTTCTACCGTATGGCAGTCTGAATATGATGCTCAAGAATATGCCCGTAACAGAGCAACAGCATACGCATCCACTGGTGACCAACTAGATATGCAATACTGGGATAGCGTCAACGACACAACGACATGGAAAGATCATATAGCATCCGTTAAGGATCAATTTCCAAAGGTATAAACTATGGCATTAACAAAAGTAACAAGCGGAGTAAGAACACTAGGCACTGGTGAGGTAGTTACTGCCAATATTGCTGATGATGATGTAACCCTCGCTAAGTTAGAGGATGGAACTCAAGGCGATATTCTTTATTATGGGGCATCCGGCGCACCCGCAAGATTAGGTTTTGGCACTTCTGGAGATTTCTTAAAGACCTTAGGTACTGGAGCAAACCCAGTGTGGGCATCTATTCCAGCAGGCGGTCTTACTATAGCTGACCAGTGGAGATTAACCACAGATTTTACGGGAACAGTTAATCCAATAGCAACTAACTTAGAAAGGGTTGACACAGCACAACAGGCAACACTTGGGTCTGCTATGACCGAATCATCTGGTGTATTCACTTTTCCAGAGACAGGTTATTATCTTATAGAGGCGAATTTATGTGGTAGAACCGCATCAAGTTCGTCTGAGAGAAGCCACGGGATAAATATTGATGTAACACTCGATGATTCAACTTATGTGACCGTTGCAAATTCATCGAATAGTGGCTATAACTCTGGCGATTCCACTGACTATAGCGGTATGTGTCAAGCTATTGTTGATGTAACAGATACAGCAAATGTTAAGGTTAGCTTTAGAGTCAGCACTGTAACTGGATCAACAATAACTAGAGGCTCTACTTCTAATAACCTAACTACATTTACTTTTATAAAATTGGCGGATACATAAAATGGCTAGAGTAGATCATATTGAAGATGTGTTGGTTCATTTACATACTGGTCAATGGTTTGGCTGGTCTGATTCAAAAAATAAAGTGTATGAAAACCTTGTTATTCATGGGGGTCAGGAGAAACCAACTAAGGAGTTTCTTGAGTCTGAACTTGCTAGTAGACAGTCTGAGCATGATGCACAAGAATATGCCCGTAATAGAAAGGCAGAATACCCGTCAATAGAAGAGTGTGTCCACGCAATTCTTGACGACCAGCTAGATGATCTTCAAGGTAAAAGACAAGCCGTAAAGGCTAAGTACCCTAAATAATGGTGGAGTTAATATGAGCTATATAGGAAATCAACCGCCTGACATTGGCGCATACGATGTAGAGTCGTTTGACGGTGGGGGGACATCCTTCACACTTAAAAGGGCAGCTACTGTATCGTCAGTTCTTTTATTCATAGACGGTGTTAGGCAAACCCCAACAGATGCGTATACTGTTAGCGGCACAGCCCTAACGACTACTGCAACAACCCCATCAGGAACAGACAATGTTACAGTCATGTTCATGGGTGACGTTGTAGATATTGGCGCGCCTTCTAGTGATACCATAACAAGCGCGATGATAGTAGATGGTTCTGTAGCAAACGCTGACATGGCTGACATGGCTGCAAATACCATAAAAGTCAGGGATGCTAACTCAAGTGGTGTTCCTTCTGATAAAGCCCTCGCTACTACTGAAGTATTAATTGGTGACGGTACTGGATTTACGGCTGCTGCATTGTCAGGTGATGTAACCATGACTAATACTGGAGCGGTTACCATTGCTACAGATGCAGTAGATATTGCAATGTTATCTGCAACGGGTACTGCCTCTGCAAGCACTTTCCTCAGAGGAGATAATGCTTGGGCAGCAGCAACAACTGCCGCAAGATATGTTTATGCGTACCTTGAGACAAGTCATCAGGCTGTATCTTCAGGAGTCGATACTTTAGTCCAATTAAACGGTGCTACACAATCACATTCAGCATATAACACTGGTACATATACATGGACTGCCACTGCTGATGATGCGGGTATATGGGTATTTATCGCTCAGTGTTCTGTCCATTATGATAGCAGCAATGGGGATCAATCAAAAACATATATCTATTTGAATGACGTTAAATCCTCTGGAGCGATTGCGTGGACTTGGACTGGAGGCACAGATTATTTAAGGCATTATACATTTTCACAGCAATATCTTGTAAGTATTTCAGAATCAGATACGATTAAGATGTATGCCAGCCTAAGCGCTCCTTCCGGCACTATAAATTTATTTTCTGGTGATGTTGCTACTGGCCCAAAAGGAAATTCACTATTGGGGTTTAAATTATGATTACTTCTTATGGGTTAATGAAACTAGGCTTTAAGCCAGATGCAGATTTTGAATTACAAGATGATGGTGCTGGGACATACATAAAGGAATGGACGAGTGCATCCCCACAACCTACTGAAGCAGAAATAGAAACCGCACACGCAGAATGGCAAGCCGAATACGACGCACAAGAATACGCTCGTAATCGCCAAGCAGAATACCCATCAATAAATGATCTTATCGTAGCCCTATGGGAAAACGTAGTAGAGGAAAGAGCCTCTGCTGTGGTTAGCTTGGAGGCTGATAGACAGGCTATTAAGACTAAGTATCCTAAACCCTAATGGCTCTTATCCCTATTGACAATGTAGGCGAAACAGGAATTGTCAAGGACATAAACCCTTGGCAACTACCCCCTAATGTCTGGTCAGATGGTAATAATGTAAGGGTAGAGCATGGAGCTATAGTAAAGTCTCCGGGGTACGCTGAGGTTATGGCTACCTGTCCTGTTACCCCCTACCATATTGTCCAGCTTAAATATGGTGCTGAGGCATATTGGATAATAGCCAGCCTTTCGTCTATACGAGTGTATAAAACAAGTAACAGCACTTGGTATGATATAACGAGAACAACAGATTCATCGACATATAATGCTACCGCTGATGAGGGGTGGACATCGACTGTTTTAGGTGGAGTTCTTGTGATGTCAAATGGGTTTGACCAACCACAGTTTTGGGCATTAACTTCTGGCGTACCATCTACATCTACAGTCATGGCTAATCTAACTAACTGGTCGGCTGGTGCTGGTGCAACTCATTATCCCGTATCTGTTAGGGCGTTTCGATCCTTCTTAATTGCGCTTAATCTAACTGAGGGGGGTGTACCTATACCACAAAAGGTAAAGTGGTCTACAGAGGCGGCAACACAAGCTGTTCCGGCCTCATGGGATGAGTCAAGCGCCATAGTAGATGCTGGTGAATACGAATTAGCCGATACAAAAGGGGCTATATTAGACGGCCTTCCGCTTGGCGACACCTTTATGATTTACAAGGATGATTCCATCTATAGTATGACCTATGTTGGAACTCCATTTATATTTGCTTTTAGACAGTTATCTCCTTCAGTCGGCGCTCTTGCAAAGAACTGCGTAGCTGAGTTTGATGGTGGTCATTTTATACTGGGTAATGGTGATGTCTATATAAACGATGGTCAGCGAGTAAAGTCTATCCTACCCCACAAGATAAGGGATTATATCTTTAGTGTTATAGATGGTGCTAATTTTGTAAGGTCTTTTGTGGTAGCTGACTATGGCAATACTGAGATGTGGGCTTGTTTTCCCACCCCAGAAAGTGCAAGTAATCAGTGCGATAAAGCAGTGGTTTGGAACTGGACGAGTAACGCATTTACTATTCGTGATTTACCAGACTTAGCTCATATTGGATATGGTACTGTAGATGATCCAAACTCATTTACTACTTGGGCTGCTGCAATACCAACATGGTCCAGTGCATTAGGAAGTTGGACATCAACATGGTCACAATCTGAGAATGTATTGGTTATGGCTTCCCCCACAGATACGAAACTTTATAGGAATGCGTCCGGAAATAAAGAAGCTGATTCAAATATGACATCATTTATATCCAGAACGGGTATGGCTATAACTTCCCAACAACAGAACGATCAGTCTACAGTAAAGCGTATAAAAGCTATCTGGCCTAAGATGGAAGTTACTGGCTCTGGAAATACGATTAATGTATATGTTGGAACACAGAACTCTACAGAAGAGGCAGTCTCTTGGTCCTCCGCTGTTGCGTTTAATCCAGATACTCAATCGAAGGTATCGGTCAGGAAAAGCGGAAAACTCTATGGGGTGAAGTTTGAGTCTACCGGAGACTTCAACTGGAGGCTGGATGGTTATGAGATAGAGCTAGATGATGCTGGAAGACGAGGCTCTAGGATGTCAACATAATGGCAACTTATTCTGATAGAATTGTAAAGTCTGTAACACATTATCAGCCGGGTCCGGTTCCCTTAGATAATGAGGGCTTGGGTACATATGTTGTTGATGAGCTTAAAAGATTGGGAGACATTATATTTAACCAAGCTACGTTTAGACTTGAGAGGACTCATAAGGTTCCAGATAAACCTAGAGAGGGTGACATGAGATACTTTGATGGGACTAATGCAGACCCACTAAGCACTGGTAATGAGGGTATCTATTACTTCAAGAAGGGGTCACCGGGCACGTGGATATTTCTAGGTTGAAAGCTCAAATTGTACAGCCTGAAGATATTGCATACATCTGGGAACAGGTTGCACCTCTACTTGAGAGGGTAAAGGAGCATAGTGAGGGTGAGGCTGAACCAGATGACTTCTTAGAGCCTTTAACTCATGGTGATATGCAGTTATGGATAGTGACAGAGGATAAAGAAATAATTGCTGCGTTGGTGACTCAGATTGTCTCCTACCCCCAGAAAAAGATACTGAGGCTTATATCCTTAGCTGGCGAGGATTTCAATAAGTTTAAACATTTCCTAGATATGATTCAATCATTCGCCATAAAGACAGGCTGTACCGGGCTTGAGTTGTGGGGGAGAAAGGGTTGGAAAAAACTACTGCCCGATTGGGAATCTAACTATATTGTCTACACCAAAGACTTAAAACATAGGATGCAATAATGGTAACAACA